TCTTGCTCAAAGAAGCCAAGACTAAAGCGCAGTTGGTGCAAGAAGTAGTACCGAGAGCGGATACTGAAAATTTAGATCAGTTACTACTGCTTGTTAAAAGCAATCCGGAGTTATACGCTTACGTCATACGTGATATTCGAGAGCGTACATGTAGAATCCTAGAAGAAAGGATAGGTGGTGTATGAGTAAAGATATGTCTGTTGAGGAACAGGTTTCTCTTGCGGTACGATTAGCAGTCGAAGCAGAAGAAGCCAAGCGCAAAGAAGGTCAGCGTGTAGAGGTTAAAGTATATGATACTTTGATTGATGGGCGGAAGCACATGAGGATAGATGCCAAGTGTGTAGATATAAACGAGGGTGAGTCAGAAGCTACCATCGTAGATGTAAATATAAAGGAGAGTGATGATGCTTAACATTATAGTTATAGTGGCAACTGCTATGGGTCTAGTTGCATTTGGTGGATTAGGTTATACATGGATGCAATATCTAAGGTGGGAGAATGGGATGTTTGATTTGCTCGTTCTGTTTGCTTCAGGTGTTGGTGTTGGTGCTTGTTGGATTGAGTTATGGCATGCACTTGTATCAGAATACATAGACAGGGGGGAATATGAGTGAGGAATTTAATAAAGTATATTATGTTAATTTAGCTGAACGTGAAGATTATGAAAGAATGTTTAAACAAGCGTTGCAGTTTTTGTATTCAGCACAAGACTTGGTGTGTGAACTTCCGGATTTTCAAACAGAACAGAACACAATAGAGCATGCTATACATGCATTGGAATCGTCTAGCGAAAGATTTTCTGATGATGATTGGTTGTCTAGGAACTTTCCTCTTGGAGTGTGTGTGGATGATGAGGATGTGTAATGACTAAACAAGAAATGATTGATGAAATCAAGGCTATCATAAAAGCCAATGAAGATAATCCTTACTGCTCTGTGTTTTGGTTAGCAGATATGATTCAAGAAGTAGTGACAAATTGCGATTGTGGAACTAATCCCGATTTAGATGAGCCTCTTGGAGTGTGTGTGGATGATGAGGATGTGTAAACGTAATGTTAAATTACGTTGACATGGTTTAATAAATTCTTATAATAAATGTGGGAGAAACAACATGAGTAAGAAAAAAAATGAGAGAGACTTCTCAAAGGAAGTCAAAGAAATAGCTGATGAAATCAGCATTAACAGGGACGAGGACAATGAATTGTCTGATGAAGATGTGCAAGAGTTCAATGACTTTGAAGAAATACATCACGTTTTAAATAACGTTATCAATGCCATAGGCTTAGAAGAAATAAGCAACAAGGAAAGAATACCTCAATGTGTGTGGCATGATGTAATACATAGCGTAATCATGCACATTATGATGAGGACAGATAAAGAATTTACTGCTGAATTGATAGCAGAAATAGATGAGGAAAGACTAGACTTCATAAATGATTGGAACAATCACAGGATTGAAGTGGGTCAGATGTCTCAACTAGATAAAGAATCTTTTGAAGGTATTGTTAAAGCAATAAAAGACGAAGGTGATAACAAAACTATTCACTAACTGGAGAAAAATATGAGTGAAAAATTTGAAGTGATGCACATACTAGATGTGCCTAATGAGGATGGTAACTCTCTTGATTACCAAGAGTATGATGAACGTCCTAGTCTTGAGCAGATGCAGTCGTGGACTAAATCAGGCATGATTGAACTGGTTACTATAAGGCATCAAGGTAAGGATTGTCATGCCATCATAGATGAGAATGGGAAGTTTGATAATACAAACAATAGAAATCAAATTGCTACTAGCAAATGGTGGCATTGGTTGAAGAATAATAACTATGCAAGCGGTAACGATACAATCGTTGGTAAGTGTAGTGTGTTATTAAATTTTGAACTGGAGTAAGCGTATGCCTAATGATAATATTCCTGATGGGGAGATCACAATGACTGTTGAATTTAAAAACGATGGGAACATCCTGTTGACTGCAAGAGACAGTTTAAACGATGAGACTCTTGTGTTCCGCAAAGAGCCTAACATGGTATTACATAACATGGTGATGGATATGTTACGTAAGATGGGAGTGCAACTATTGGAGAGAAAAAATGACTGAACACACAGACCAAGTAGAAAAACAAAGACATCGATTGCACTACGATGAGTGGCGCAACGATGTAAAGTATTTACACGCCAGTAATGGAAAGATTGAATTAGCTTTCAATGATGGGCGAGTAAGGGTAGAGGATACCAAGACAGGTAAAGCAACGATGCAATATCCGGAAGGATATATGTCTAAGGATTGGATGTCCTCTGTATTAGGTAGCTTTAGAAAAGCTATCGCAAACATTAATAATAAAACTGGAGAATAATTATGGGAGCAGACCTATATATGAACAGAGCATACGATGAGAAGTGTGCAGAAAAAAAAGAAACACTTGATAGTTTTGGCAAAGCCAAAGGCAATGGTGTAGAACTAACACAAGCGCAGAAACAACACATGATGGATGTATATGATGACCTGTATAAACAGGGTGATGTGTACTTTCGTGATTCGTACAATTCAGGTAGTGTTATGTGGGCAATGGGCATGTCTTGGTGGGACGATGTCGTTCCTATGTTAGATCAGGATGGCAACTTGAGCCATGAAGATACACTAAAGTTAGTCAACATGATTACAGATGCACCTATAAATGTAAGCACAGACTTCTTAGAGAACATGCCTGATGAGTGGACAATAGATGATGCACAAAAATATCTTAGAGAAGAACAACAAAAGCTTGTTGGCTTCTTAAAACGTGCAGTAGAAACTGATGACACAGTAAGTTGTTCGCTATGATGCATAAGAAAAAGCCTATGGCTTGGCGAATAAAGCCTAAGAAAATTAACATAGACTTTACAACTCCCGAACAGAACAGGTTGCGGGAGAAGCGTTTAAACAGTCTTAATAATTGGTTGCATCGATCTTTAGAATCAGACTGTCTTTGGGGTATAGTTATTTCAAAGCAGATGTTTGATGATTTAGAACAAAGAATTTAACATAAGGGTTACATAGTGTTATGATAACCCTATGTTTAATATTAGAGTGCGAGTAGGTTATTTGTTCATACGTTTCTCACCTACTCGTATTCGCAATTTGATTGGGAATACACAAATAAAATTACTGGAATATACACATGAAAGAAAAAGAAATTAAAGAACAGTTAGCAGACATATCCGAGTTAATGCTATACGTAGACAAGCCTTACAGAATAGAAGCATTACATGCATTACATTATGAGGTAGAGCCTGTAAACTTTTGGACTATGTTCCATCAACATTGGAACTCTGTTGAGAATCCATCTGACTTTACAGACATGCTTCATTCCATGTTTGAGTATGACGACTATGGTTTCAACTACGACATGCTTCAGGATGAGTCTCGTTTAAACACACTAGAGCCTGAAGATAAAGCCTTCTATCTTAGTTTGCCTGATGAGTTCGCAGTATTCAGGGGGTGTCATAGTTTCAATGAGCAAGGGTTTTCGTGGACTACTGATAGGGAAGTAGCTGAAAGGTTTGCATTACGTATGGCTATAGACAAAGAGTATATACTCTTGCAAGGCATGGTGCGTAAGACAGATGTTATCTGTGCTTACGATAACAGGGAAGAAAAAGAAATCCTTGTGCTTCCTAAGAAAGTAATCATTGTGGGTAGAGAACGTGCGAATGACCCTGTTCTTAGGAGTGATGACTTCAAAGAATACAACGACACATCTAACATATATCACATGGTGCAGACAGGTAGGTATAGGCAGCTGCAAAGCGAAGAAGAATTAAAAAAGATGGCAGATGGTGGTTGGGTGTTTACTATAGCAGACAAGGGATTTGATTCTGTTAAGAAATACGTTAATTGGTTTGATGAATTGTTGTCACTTATAGAAAAGCACAAACTAGAAAGCTTTTCACCTACTTGGTATGCATCTGCCTATGACAGATACGTGACAGGCAAAGACATACTTGAAGGCGACCCACGTGGTGTCGTCAAACAAGCACAACAAATAATTAGACTTAGAGAGTCTGAAAAGGTTTCCACTAATGAAGAATTAGATGACATCATAGACAACGCTATGCAACAAGCACAAATGAACGATGCCAAGACGAAATAAATCACCATACTGGCTTGAACAAGCCATCGAATTACGCAAACGTGGCGATACACTTACGCAAATATCTAACGTCATATTGCAACCAGTCTCTACGATACGCTATCAGCTATCGCTTAACCTTGAACGTGATGAGTACGACTCGTTGTGTCATTTGCCTAACTCTATTGATGGTACGTTGCGTACCAAACAGATAAAAGAACTAAGAGAACAAGGCATGAATGGTAACTCTATTGCAAAAGAAGTAGGGGTATCAAGACAATACGTATACAAACTATTCAGAATGTGGGATGAACAAGAAGATGCTATGCTAGATGATGAAGTAGAGAAGAACTCGTATGAATACGAGAGAATGATTTTAATAGAAGATTATATTAATAAAAAGGAGCAAAACTATGATGTTTAATAAATTTAAAAAGTGGTTTCACTTTTGGATAATTGCAAAACCTGTGCCTAAAGCAGAGGTTGTTGATGAAAAGCCAAAGGCAGAGCCAAAGCCTAAAGCTAAAGCTAAAGCTGAATCAAAGCCTGTGCGTACACGCACTATCAAGGGTAGATATGTAGCTGATGATCTGTCTACACCTGATGTAAACGAAGCATGGGTCGGTGGCAAAGCACCAACTAAAAAATCAAAACCTAAAGTAGTTAGAAAAAAAGCTAAATCGTAGGGTAGCCAAAGGCTTTAGAGTATCTTCCACTTACAGGGTCATACTCTAAGTCTACGCTTCCCAAGCTTCCTGACTGTTTAAACCTCATCTTCTTGGTATGTATTCGTACATCCCTACTCCCCTGTGAGAAGTCTCTTTCAACTATCAATATCACATCGGCTTTGTTAGCAAAGTTTGCACTACCGGCTATGTCATAAGGCTCTACTAAGGGGAACTCACCATCAGCAGACCTTCTCATCTTAGCCGGATGCGCTACGAAAAACACATGCACACCATAAGTCTGCGAGAAACGTTTTATCTTGCTCATCATCTGACTAACGTACTCTGTCTCTGTCATGCCTGATGGGCGTTGATGATCGAACTCATTATATGGGTCAAGGATAATTGCATTAACCCCATACCTAAGAACAGAACTAATAGAAGCTTCAAGACACCAATCAATCGTGGGTGATTCATCCTCTGACCTAATGAAAAAGAAATGTTGTGCCAACCAATCGTAAGCATCTAGCAATTCTTCTTCGTCCATCTTCGGAGTCAACCCATCCCTTGTAGGTTTACCTACATACTTCTCTGCAAGTTTGTTTAAATGCTCTGATACAGGGTTTTCAAAACTACAGATTGCCCACTTGTAATCATGCATACGTGACATGTTTATGGCTATCGCATCAATGAACTCTGACTTACCACAGTTAGGCACACCACTACATATAGTCACCTCTGATGGTCTAACTAAAAAGATTTTATCTAATCCTTCTATACCTGTAGACAATCCTTTGCGCAATCCCCCTCTAAAAAGTTGCAAACCTTCTTCCATAAATCCATTGGCAGTATACAAAGACTTTATAGGATAAGGCTCGGCAGTAAAGAAGCTTTGTTTTAAATCTTTTCTGTCAAGTTTACACAGTATTTCATTGGCATCCTTGCACCCATCAGGATAAGCTATGATGAAACATCTTTCTCTGCCAATCCTTCTAGCTAATTCTTCTCTGCATTGGATGCCGGCATCATCATTATCTAATGCAAGGTAAATTGTTTTATACTTGCTAAAGTCAAACGTGCTTAACCAATCCATCTTCCTGTCGCTCGCTCCATCAGGTATTGATATAACATTTTCTGTTATAAGCTTCCAAGTTATCATGTCCATCTCGCCTTCGCACACAAGGATCGTGTCCGTTGAGTCGTTTAAACAATCAATGCCATAAGGGATGCGCTCACAGTCAGGCAGTTGTGCGTAGTGTTTATCAGGTGTACGAAACTTAATGTTTACAGGCACTCCTTCTTGATTCTTATATACAAAAGCTATGCAGTCTTGGCGTTTGTTATTAACAAAGTGAGAGACTATCCCCACTCCTAAATTCTCTGCAAATTCTGTAGTAATCCCACGCTCATTAAAGAAACTCTCTGCCCACGTACCCCTTATGCTCTTGGTATTGGGTATGATTGCCGGCTTTTTGGGCGCAACCTTTCTTATTTGAGGTGGTCTTTTTAATGATTCTTTCCAAGCATTACCTTCCCACAAGCAATGATGGCATCGCCATCTTGCACCTTGCTCATTAATATTTATCGATAAGCAAAGGTCTCGTTTGTTTTTTCTTTGATGTGAACATTCAGGACAGGTAGTTTTTTGTTGCCCTATATCATAGTGTCTTAGAAATATTTGTTTGTCGTTCAGTTGTTGGTCTATTGTTTTAGTTAAAGGTATATCGTTCATGGCATCCTCTTAAATATATGTTTCCCATCTTCATCAAGCCTACGTCCTTGCTCGTCTTTCTTGTTCTTGTCTTTGAATCTTGCATCCACATTGACAAGGTAGTTTACAGTAGACATAAACCATTTTTTTCTTTGCTTATCGTCAGCTTCTTCTGAAAGCCACACATCCCTTGACATAAGGACTGCATCTAAGTTGGGTATATTCTTGAAGTTTTTGAGCCACTTGTCATAGTCTTTTTGTTTAAGCCTTATGACAACACCTTCAAAGGCATATTCATCATCCATATTTTTCTCCAGTTTTATTATTTAAGACCCTTAATCCATGCTATTCTTTGAGGATTGAGTTATGGCATAGGTCTAACATCCTACGTTTACACATAAGATAGACACCATACCATGCTAATCTTCTCGGACTTCGCTATTGGCATCAAACTATCGCACATAATGTTTGATTCGTGTGCTACTTACTTAAATCATAGTGCTTTAAGGCATACTGCGTTCACACTTTCGGTCTCGCATTAGGCTATGTATGCATCCCATAGTAACCTCTTAATGACAAACCCTATGGTCTTACCCCACGACTTGTCTATTCTTTAGAATAATATAGAATGATATGTGAGTGCAAGTTTTTTTTAAAAACTTTCATTCTGTTGAAATTATTTCATGTTCAACACTCCAGTAATAAGGGGGGTATCATTCCCAAGAAGAACGCAACCCCCCTTATTCTTTCTTTATATATATCAACATCATTAACATATTATTTGACAATAGATTACAACTTCTATAAAGTTATATGTGAGAGTGTAATGAAGTATAGTAACGACCTGAACTTACCGGAAGTATTCGCGAAGGCAGTAATGCGTGACACTTATACACGTGGCAAGGCAGATATCTCTGCAACTGGACTACTCAAACCCCCTAGACAAGCGCACCTAGCATATCAACATGACGATGAAATCGTTGTAGATGTGTCCAAGCAAGTGTGGTCTCTGTTTGGAAGGGCGGTACACCATATTTTAGAATTGGGTACGCTAGAGGGTTATATCTTGGAACAAAGATATTTTGCGGAGTCATGCGGTTGGACTGTGTCAGGTCAAATAGACGTACAAAGATTAGACCCTCAAGGCATAACAATTATGGATTGGAAAACTCGTAAGGCTTATGCGGTGATGAATGGTAGACGTAG